GGCTTCAATCTCTTTAATTCTCATTGTGTTAAACCTCCATCATAAGTTTGATTTTAAGAATTTGTTTCCGGCGCTCCAGCCACTCCTGCTGTTCTCTCTCGATCACTCCGTCGAAATAGGAACGCGCCGAAATATCGGTATCGGCGTTCGCCGGATAAGATACCGCCGAAACGTCGTAAACCTTCTTGATCTTCAAGATCGTTCTTGTATGCGTGTCTTTGTTGTATGCGTCCTCCGATACGGTGAACGCCCACGACATTTTGCAAATAAGCCCTGCGTCGATACTCGCATAAAGGCGTTTTGCCTCTTCGGTAAGGCTCAAATTTGCGGCAATAAATAAGCCGCCGTCCTGCGGTTCCAGAAGCAGGGAAGGCGGCTTGTTCTTTGCCATCTTGTTTCGGGCGAATACCATTCCGGAATGATCGAACTGCATAATCACGTCGGACAGGTCAGCGCCTACAAGCGCGTTCCGGTCGATCATTTCGCAATACTTGATCCCGCCGTATTCGTACATAACATACGGCTTATTGAACGTTGTTGCGAATCCTTCGACGTAATAATCGGTGTCAAACCTCTTCTCCGTTGTCCCCTGCGGGATCATCAGCGGCTGGAACATTTGACGGTATTCCCGTTCCTTCACTACTGGCATTCGGTGTAACCTCCTTTCCTAACTCTGATACTTCCGCGTATTCCTTGCGAATATAATACTTGTCCCCACCTTCGACGTGCGACATATTCCAAATATCCATAACGCCGTTACGGTTTAACAAGCCACGGTCAAATAATTGTGTGCTGATGTTCAGCTTCGTATTATTGCTTGCGTATTGAAGCCTGTTCGCGGTAAAGGTAATTGCGTTCCCGAAGGATAATTCCCGCTGTGTATAGGTCATATTCGACATAACCAGCGAAAGCTGGATCGCGAAAGGCTCGATCTTGCCTTCGTAGTAAGCGTTCCATTCATCTTCGGTATAGCTGTTCTGAATGATTTTCGCGTTCGTCCCGAAGTAGTTAAAGACATTTTCGTTGATCTGCGCCATCTGCGCGGCGTTTACGGTGAACGGCTTGCTTTCGATCGGCTTTACGTCCGCGAATTTGCTATCGTAGATCACCATTCCGGATTGATTATCCGCCGAAAGGTTATCCGCCGTGAAGCGCTTGCGCTCTTTCGTAATATCTTCCGGCTTTAACATATTCGCAACCTTCGCCAAGAACCGGACGGAAGCCGAATTTTTAACGCCGTTGATAATGCCTTGATTTTGCGTATGGATCAACTGCATTGTAGGACGAAGCGCGGCGTTACTCTCTCCGAAGAAATCGTCGCTATACTGAAATTGCGTCATAACGCCGACGCGCTCGAACTCGATTGCCGCCCGCTGTCCGTTTGCGAAGGTGTATCGCAAGAATGGCGCGCCCCTGTATTCGACAACTTCGCAACGCTGGGGAAGCAGGGGATAATACCCCGCGATCCCGCCGTATTCATCTTCGATCGGAACAATGAACGCCGTGTTATTCACCGAAAGGATCGTCGCGATCCGGTAAATGAACTTCGACGTATCCATAAACGGATTAGGGCGGAACTGCAATACCCTTTCAAGGTTCTTGTACGCCGTCCCGCTGATTTCCGGTTTCAACTTTGAACAGAAATTCGCGAACGAATGAATAGCCGCCCGCGTAAGCTCCATTTCGTAAAGGCTTTCCGGCGCGTTCGTGAAAACGGGCGAATACCCGTTAAGCATTTTGAAGTATCCTTCCGCTTGAATATCCGAACGCGGTTTTCGGAAAATCGTTTCAAAAATTCCCATAGTTTTATCACCCCGCATTTTTCAGCATTTCGCCGATCTCGTTATAATACTTCTGCCGTACCGTCATAGCGTCGATCACGGAAACGAAGCCGTCGATACGCGCCCGCTGTTCGATTTTTACCGGACGGAACTTCCGCGTTTCCATATTGTGCTTTAACGCGACGTTGAGGAAATGCGCTTTCAGAAGGTTATTATCCGCGATCTTGAAATTGCCGTCTTTGATTATGCCTTCAAACTCCCGAATAACGGGCGCAAGGTTTTCACCCTGCCATACGTCGTCCGTCTGGAAGCCCGCCGCTTTCAAGTCGTCGATCAGATATTGCGCGCTGTAACGGTCGTAGCCGATTTTTAGAATATATATGCCGTACTGATCCCGAAGGGCGGAAAACCATTCGTAAACGTCCCTGTAATCTACGTGATTTTCGCCGGACAGCTTCACGATCCCTTGCTTGACGAATATATCATACGGCACGCCGTCCACCGCCTGTGCGGTTTCCAGCCTGTTTGCTGGCATAAAGAATTGTGCGAAGGCATAAAGAACGCCGTCGCGCTCGATAATTACGCTTGCGGCGGTAAGGTCTGTTGTCTGCGATAGGTCGATACCGCCCACCGCGTAACTGTCCTTGAAATCCTCCAGCTTGATTTTTTCGCCCGCTCGATCGACAACGACATAATCAAGCCAAGCGACGGAAGAATTCTGCTTGATATTGCAGTATTTGCAAAGGAATTCAGCCCGCTTTGAAAGGCTCATTTCCGCGACGGCGATTTCCTCTTTGAAGAACTCCGGCGAAACGGAAACGCCCATATTCGGATTTGCCTTTTTTAGCTCTTCAAGGTCGTTCCATTTCTCCACGTCGTCGATCATATAAAGCAGGGGAAGAAGGCGGCGTTCTTTGCTTCCGCCTTTCAGAAACGCCGTAGATCGCGCCATCAATTCGTCGAAAATACCGTCGTTTTCGTATCCCGCCGTACTGATAGACAGGATCAGCGGCTGGCGGCGTGCGCCAAGCGCGGATTTCATTACTTCGTATTGCTTCAAGCCGCCGTCGCCGCGCCAAGACGCGACTTCATCGTTCACGACTAAATGCGGATTGAAGCCGTCCGATTTCTTCGCATTGAACGCCAGCGGCTTTATTGCCGTGTTGCTTTCCTCGATGTAAATATCCGAACGGCGCTTCTTCGCAAGCTCCGAAAGCTCCGGTTCTTTTTTAATCATCTGGAAGAAGTTATCGTAAACGATGTTCGCTTGCTCCAGCTTCGGCGCAAGGCAATAAATCTTTGCCCCGTATTCGCCGTCAAGATATGCCATATACGCGATCACGGCGGAAGCGAAAAGCGTTTTACCGTTTTTCCGCCCGATCACAATAAACACTTCGCGGAATATCCGCACGTTATCTTCGTCAACTATCCCGAAGATCAGCGATACCGCCGCTTTCTGCCATAGCTCCAATTTCAGAAGGTCGGTTCGTCCCTCGCAATGATGGCAGAAGTTTTCGATAAAGCGAATTGCCTTGTTCGCCTTCTTTGCGTTGAAAAGAAAAAGCCCGTTTTGAAGCCCGCTAACGATGTATTCATAAATCAGCCGCACCCATTTTCCGACGACAATTTTTCCCGTCGTTATGCCGTCGTAATACTCGTAAATGTAATTTGAAAACGGCATTTTTATTCGTCCCGCAAGGCTTGCAGACGGCTTTCTTTTTTCTTTTCGGGCGGCACAAGCTCACAAAGCTGTTTGATTATGGCGGCGTGATTTTTCGTCATAGCGATATGCGTTTTTACTGCGTCGCTCTGTTTTGTCCCGCTCTGATTTGCTCCGTTTTGGTATTCGACGGTGTAGCCCTCTTCGTTAATGATTTCCTGCAACTCTTCAAGGGATACCGCCATAAATGCGGCGTTGCGGATAAGGCTTTCGACGGTCTGCAACTTGTTTTTATCCAAGTCGCGGAAAACCCGCTTCAACCGGTTTATCTCTCTCTTGATCTTTTGATCTTTCGTTAATTCCTTCTTTGTCGCCATAAATTATCACCCCTTTCGGCGGATACCTACACCCCTTTTTCGCGTACACCCGTTATGTGCGCGCCTGCGGAGTAAAATTAACCTCCCGCCCTCGGTGTTTCACCCTCCCTAAATCCTCGGCGAATAGGGGGGAGTACCACGTTTCCGTTTTCGTCAAACGAATATCGCTTTTTCCGCTTCGATCGATGGTGTTCTTTGTTATGGCAATCTTGACAAAGCGCTTCGAGATTATCCCACGAAAGCGCAATGTACGGATCGTTTACGTTCTGCTTCGTCAAGTATGTTTTGTGATGTGCAATCTTCGCGGCGACGGGATCGTCCGGTGTAGAACAACGTTCGCACAAGTAGTCCTTCGATTGCAAGAAGGCATCACGGCAAGAACGCCAAGCGTCGCTGTTGTAGAACTGTTCTGCCCACGGCTTCATACTCGCACCTTCCTTTCCCGCGCATAATAAAAGCGCCCTTCCGGATTGCTCCGAAAAGGCGCTATTCGTGCGCTTGCGTCTTGCGTAAGAATTCATCGTAAACAGTATAGCATAGATATATTCCCCTTGCCACCCCTCGATATTGTCGCGATATTGTCATTTATTCGCCCGCCTTGCGCCTGTACGTTGCCGCACTCACCGCCGCCGCGATCCCGAATACACATACCGCCATATCGTTTACGATCTTGTTCCGCCATCTGCACGCGGTCTTTACGCCCTTCAAAACGCCCGCTTCTTCAAGGTCGAAGGCTAATTCCTCCCACGTGTAGGGCTTGCCGCTCTCGCGCGGCTTGCCTTCGTAATCCTCGCCGAAGTAGTACATACGAACCACCGTGAATTCCTTGCGGTCGCGGTAAAGGTTTATAGCCCTCTCCAGCCGCTCGAAGCCGTACTTCGTTTCCCGATACTGCCGCCTTTTTTCTTCCCGCATTTCCTCGACAATATCGGCTTCGGTTCTCTGCTCATAAAATCCCGTGCTTTTGCTCCCCGCCGCGAAGGTCTTTCGCCCTGCGTGATATTCCACTTCGCAATAGGCTTCTTCATCAGCGACAAGCGCCGCCAGCTTCTTGTAGTTATACAAAAGCGTTTCCATAGCCTTGAAGTAATTGACATACGCGCCCGCCGTGTCTTTGTATGCTTCATACGCACCCGCGCGGGCGGCTTCGTTGATCGCTTCGCGCAACTCTTCGGAAATGCCTGTTTTTTTCTTCGCCATTTTTCATCCCTCCGTTTTTCGCTGTAAGTAGTCGATAATCACGCTTGCGGCTTCCTGCCAGCCCTTGCAGATTGCCGCCGCGTAACCCTGTTCTAAAAGCCCGTCGATCCAGCGCACCTGTTCTTCGCTGATCCTCCCGCCGCGTTGCCGTTTAAGCTCGATATAAAGCCCGTGATTTCCGCCGCGTGCAACGGGAAGGCAAAGATCCGGAACGCCGGATTTCACGCCCTGCGCCCGAAGGCGTGCCGCCTCGATCTTGTTTCTGCTCCCGCCGTTCGGAACGTGATACAAAAGCGTCAATTCCGGAAAGCGCCCCGATTGAAGCGCCGCCCACTCGAAAAGCGCGATTTGTTCGTCCGCTTCCGTAGGAACAGGAAGGGAAGGCGTGTTATTTTTCCGCATTTTGCTTCGCCTCCCAATCGTTGAAGAAGAAAAACGGCTTCTTCTGTGCCACCGCTTCGCCGAACTCATATTTTGCGCCCCTGCTTTCCGTCCAATCCGGAAGGAAGCATACTTCGGCGCATTCGTTCAGCATTGCGCCCGCCATTCGCATATACGCTTCCCACGTGAAGCCCTCCGAAGGCAGTAACGCTGGATTGACGACAATAAAGCCGCCTTCCTCCAGCTTCTTCTGCGCTTCATAGAATTTTGAGCGGTAGAACGGATCGCCCGTAATCTTCCCCGCAATGTAAACTGTCTTTTTCTGCATTGTTTTTCCTCCCTTCATCAAAACAGCGTTGTTTGCGTTGCCTTTTCCTGTTCCTCCAGCAGATCAAACAGGCGGATTTGCGCTTTCTCTTCTTCAAGCCGCCTGTTCGCCGCCTCGAAATATTTTGTATTGATTTCAAAGCCCACGTAATCAAGCCCGCCGATCCGCTGACAAGCGACAAGGGAACTTGCGCTTCCGGCGTGCGTGTCTAAAATCTTCATACCCTTTCGGGCAAACAGGGATAAAACCCATTCATACAGCTTCACGGGCTTTTGCGTAGGGTGGATCGTCCCTTCGATCTGCAATTCCACGCGGTTAAGCGTGAAAATCCGTGTCGGCGTGTCAAAGCTGGTGTATGCAAGCTCACAATCAGACATTGAAAGCCCGCGTTGCCCCTTGTCCCATACAAGCCAGCCTTTATGCGCCTGTTTCAGCATCGGAACAAAGTAATTCCCGCCCCAAATGATTTGTTCACGGGATACCCGTTCAAGCTCTCGGAAATATTCTTCGGTCGGCGGCTTGTTGTCCCAGCCTTCCCGCGAATGCTCCTTCCGGTTATGCTTCGGATTTCTGCAAACGCGCTTCCGCTGTCCGTCAATCCCGATCCCGTAATGCGGATCGACGATTGCAAGGTCGAAGAACCCATCCGGAAATTCCTTCATTCCCTGCATACAGTCCAGATTATAAAGCCTGTTCAATTCAAGCACCGTCGATCGCCTCCTTCCTCTCTTTTCTCCCACCCCTCCGCCCCTCCCGCTGGGAGGGGAACAGGCTCAAAGGAATAAACCCTACGCCCGATCCTTTATGCACATTTCCCCAGCCTTCATTGTGGAAAAGTGCAAGCCGCCTTGATAGATTTTCTTTCCCCGTCGCCGCGCTGTTCCTATCACTCACGCTTCACCCCGTAAAGGTCAAGCGGCTTCGCCGTGCTTCGCAACCTTGACGGGCTGAACCGTTCGTGATCTCTGATAAACAGGCGACGGGGAATAAACGAAAATCTATCTTCAAGGCTTCTTCTGTGATCGAAGCTGTGCTTCGTCGCCAAACGTTACACATTTACAAGGCTTTAGAAATGCTGATCCGAAATCAGCCTTTACCGTCCTTCGCCGCTCGTTTCCGTTTGCGCTTCGGCGGCTCTAACACATACTTAAAATAAAGGTATCCATACTTCGTACTTTTCGTTTCTACTAATATATAGCCCTTCGGCGGGCGCGGCGGCTTGCTCTCCGTGTAAACCCTCTTTGCAACGGTCGGCGTTTCCCGATCCGGCTTCCGCGCGTTGCGCGTCTGCTTCCAGCGGTGTCCGCCTTGTTCCTTCGTCCAATGGTCGAAAAGGTAATTTGCAAGCCCTGTGTAATCCTGCCCGTGATCCACGCCGTCGTAATAGTTATGTTCGCGAAGGTGGTTGATCCGGACGATATTTCCGTAAATCCATTGTTTCTTGATTGCTTCTTCCGGCACGCCGTCCGAAAGCATATGCGCGTGAATTCTGTTCGTGTTCTTGCCGCGTCCTAAATAAATGAAGATCACGGCATCGGGGAAGGCGTATTTCAGCCGCCGCACGAATAGATCGCGTATCCGCTTCGCTTCCTTGAAGGTATGTACTTCGTTTTCGTCGTCCAGCGTCAGCGTGCTATATAATGAACGCGGGGAAAAGTTTTCATTTACCAGCCGCGCGTGTTTCCGTCTTGATATTCCGATCTTGTGTTGTTCTCGCTCTTCCTCTGTCTTAAAGCGCGGGCGCGGTTCAGCCTTCTTTATATCGGTAAGCCTGTCCGATACGTTGAAAACCTCCTGTTCGCACACAACGCCCGAAAAAATCCTTCTTTTTACTCTCTGCATACGTCAAGCCGCCTTCCTTTGACAAAAAGCCGCTTTCGTGCTATACTATCTAATGTATTGAATAGCCTTATACGGCAACCCCGAACGGGGAAGAACCGTCCTGTACGCCCATACAGGACGGTTCTTTTTTATTTATCCATTGTTCAGCCCGTCGCCCTGCACGAACTCTTCGCATTGCGGTTCCTCGCAAGGCTTGAAGCGCATTCCGTTTTCGCAACCTACGCACGGGGAAGGGCGCACCCCGTCCGGCGTGAAGCCCTCGCGGATCTTCTCGCATTCCTCCAGCCGCGCGCATTGATCGCACCAGCACTTCCGGCAATCGCCGATTTCCGTTTTAACGGAACGTTCCCGTTCCTCTTCGGTTTTCCGGATTTCGCGGATCGCGGTTTCCTCCAGCATAACGTCGTAAGCGTCCATACCCGCTTGAAAGCCTCGGATCAGCGCCGCAACCGCGAAGCCCAGCGCCGCGCCCGCTTCTTCAAGCGCTTCTGCGTTCAGCTTAATTTCTCTCATTCCCGCTTCTCCTTTGCATATCTGCGTTGTAGCTGTATCCGGTATTTTTCTTCGTGCCGCGCTTCCCGCAAGTGCGGAAGATCGCGACGATCACGCAATAGATAACCAAAACCGCCGCCGCAATGCAGATAATCCCGCAAAGCAGGAAAAAGGCGTTTTGCATAAATTCAAACATTGTCATTAAGTACAACCTTCTTTCCCTCCATTACGCCAGCTTCTTTTAAGCGCTTGCGTAAATGCTTTTGCTGTGCAAGGATCGAAAGGGCGCGGCGCTCGTTCTGTCTGTACTGCTTCGCTATATCCTTTATATCCTCGCTTTGATAGTATCCAGCGCCGTCCTGCGCGTTAATAATGATCGCGCCCCTGCGCCGTGCCTGTTCGATTTCTTCACGTATCTTCCGATCCGGCAAGCCCGTTGCCGCGCGAAGGTGTGTGCGTGTTACCGCGTTTTCCTTGCCGAACGGAATATAATCCGTAATGCTTGCCGCCCGCATTTCCGTTATTCTCCTTTCTCGAATACCTCTTCCGGTTTGATGTTCCACGCCGCCGCAATATGCTTCATCATATCGACGGCTTCGGCGCGCTTCTTCATATCCCCGTCAATGTAAGATTTCAAGATTTCCGATTTCAGAACGCAAAGCGGGCGAACGCCGCTGCCCCCGACGTCCGCGTAGTTGTAGTTCAGCGTACCGACGGAATCGACGTAGCGGACGAGGATGTTTTTCGGGCTGTCCGGTGTAGCTGTCCACCACCAAGTGTCCGGAAGCTCCGGAATGTTGCCGCGAAGAAGCCTGTATTCGTCGCACGTGATAAGCCCGACGCGGACGCGATCGCCGCCGTAATTTTTCAAGCCGTCGTCGGCGGTCAAGTCAACGTTGAAATACTCGAACATTGCTTCCGGCGCTCCCGCTCCGATCAGCTTTTGCAGGAATTCGCCGTTCAAGAACTCGCGAATATCGGACGCGGCGAAATCGTTTCGGTTCTTCGTGTCAAAAGCGCCGTTTCCGATACACTCCGAAGCAATGCACTTCACCCAGCTTTCGGCGGTCTGAATGATTGTGAAGGCGATCCCGCCGATCGTGATTTCCTGTTTCGGCATAAAGCCGTGTTTGTTCTCTGTCATATTGAAAAGCCCCTTTCTTTCCTCGGGCGGTTCTCCCGCTCGATCAATGATCCTGTTAATGTACCAAATAGCCTTTTGTAAATCCTCTTCACCGTTCTTGCGCTTCCAACGCCACAAGTATTTGATCGCGTTTGCCGTGCAGAAGGCTTCGATCCCTTCAAGCCCGATTGTCGCCGCCTCCAGCGCGTCGATACACTCGATCCCGCCCGCGTTGTAATGCGCTGGGTGGTTTACCCGCTCCTCCATTGTCAACACTTCTTCCCGCCGTGCCTGTACGGGCGCGTTCTGTTATATTCGTGCTTCTGCGAAATTGCCGCGTCAATGTCAATTCCGGCATATCCGCAATAATCAAGAACGCGGATAATCACGTCGGCAAGCTCGATCGGTATTCCTTCCGGCTTCCCGTTGTTTCCGGTGTAAACCTCCGTAGGCAAGCGCCCGTTGCGGTATTCCTCCAGCGCTTCGGATACCTCCGAATGAATGAGCACCAGCACTTCGGGGAAGCCGCGTTCTTCGTCCCACCAGCCGTGATCGACGGCGTTTTCGTGAATTTGCTTTGCAACCTCGTTAATTCCCGTCATTATCGTTTTTCCTCTCTTTCTGTTTGTCTTTCGGCTCTCCGCCGTCGTTGTTCGTGTTCCTACAATCGCACGTTTCCCCGTTGTCAAGGTGTGCGCCGCAATGGTCGCATACTTTGTACTTCATTTCTTCGTTACCTCCGTTCTTTGGAATAATCAGACGGCGCAACCCGTCCGCGCATAGCGTCAAGCCGTGTTCGTGAAGGTAGGCGCGGCGGCGTTCCGCCTCTGCCGCCTCCCAGCCGCAAGTAGGGCATTCGGAAGCGTTGCATTTCTGAACTTTGTTCGGATCAATCCCTAAGAGGCAGATATATTCGCGTTTCTCACTCATTTTTCACCCGCTCCCCGTTATAGATAACTACCATAGAAGGGAAGGGCGCGGGATCTCCGGCGTTCCCTTCGTCGTCTGTGAAGCGAAGCCGCCCGCGAACGAAGCGGATTTCCGCTTTTCCGTATATGTAATCGTGAAAGTAGGTCGTATCCGTTCGCGCTGGGATAAGCAGTACAACGGCGTACCCCTCCCCGCGTGCTTCTTCGTATGCCTTCTTTACCCACTTGCCGATCTCGCGTCCGTAAGGCGGATTGCAGAAAACCGCGCCGCCGCGATCCCAGCTTTGCGAAAGCCCGTCCGTTTCCGGCGTGTAGTATAGCGGGCATTTTGCCGTTTTGTCGGTCGCCGCCGCGTCAAGCACGAAGCCGAATTCTTCGTTCAAACGGTCGAAGAAGTCTTGCGGCGTACACCAGTCCATTTTCTTTGAAGATAGAAGCGCACTATTCACCGCCGCCAGCCTCCTTTTCGTCGGAATATACGCGGACAACCGCCGCCACCTGTTCAAAGTCCAGATAAACGGGCTTGTTTTCCGTGATCCCTTCAATGTTGTATCCGGTCGCCTGTCCGAAGCCGTTTTGCTGGATCGTGAACTTGTCGCACTTGATAGCGAATTCCGAACCGCTCTTCAAGATAACGCGAATCGTCATTTTAGGCATTGTCCGCCACCTCGCTTTCTTCCTCGACGATCTCGCCCGTAGCAGGATCGACGTTCAAGGAATATTGTTCCGGCTCTGCGGCTCGTGCCAGCGCCTTCTCCCGCTCCCGAAGGTCAAGGGAAAGAACGCATTGTTCCGTAAGCCTCTTCAAGTTATCGACAAACTGCTGGCTAATCACGTCATACGGCATAATCACCGCTTGAAGCAGGAAGCCCGCTTTCGCTACGATGTAGGGCGTTCCGCCGGGCGTGATCCGCTCGTATAGCTCCAGTACGTCTAAAATATCGGATACGGGCGAAAGATAGCGGCTTTCGATGAACACAAGCCCGCGTCGCGTCTGCAATGGCTTCAAGGTCTTTCCGGAATAGGCGATCGAAATTGCTTCCCGCTCGACGGGCTTTTCGTTTGCGTCCATATCCTCGAAGCTGATTTCCGAAGGAATGCCCGCTACTTGAACGAACCAATCTTCCCGCTGTTTTTCCGGAACGTCGAAGATCGTTAAAAGGCTTTCTTTATCCAGCGCCGGAAGCCCTGTTACCGGATAAGCCGCCGCGCCGTCGCCTATGTACTGAATAACGCCGCCGCTTTCGCCGTATCGCTCATAGATAACGGCATATTTGTTTTTCTTGCAGATCGCCGCGATATTTTTAATCTTCATCTTCCGCCACCTCGCTTTCGTCTGCGTCGTCCCGCTCCGTAATCGGCGGAAGGTCAACGCGGGGAAAACGTACCGCAAGCGCGATTTGACAACCGCAACGCGGACAATCCATAGCGCTGAACTGTAAAGGCGGTTTTGTCAGCGCGTCCACAAACGCGCGCGGTTCCTCTGCAATGTAGATTTCTTCTTTTGTCGGCGTTGCGCGGTATCCGCAAACGCCGCACGTCTGTTTTCTTGTAAACATATTGAATAGCCCCTTTCCGGTTAATATCTGCCGTAAACCCGAACAACGGTGAAGGGCTTGTCCGCCTTCGTCGCCGTTACGATTGCCGAAGTCATAAAGGATACGCGCAAGAAGTCCCGCGCCGCCCGCTTTGCAAGCCTCCACGTAATCATTCGGGCGTTAGGTTCCTGTATTGCGTCGCCGTCCAGCGGATACTCGCAAATAAGAACCGTATTTCCGAAAGGTCGCCGCGCTGGGCGTTCCTTCATAAATTCTTTGTTGCCCTCTTTGCACTTCACAATTTCAAGCGCCTTCGGGAACTGCCAGCCGCCGTCCTGCTTCTTGTCTTTTGCCATAATTGCCGCCCCTTTCTTCAAAGCTGAACTAAATTCAAAACCGAAATAAGCCGATCCGTAATCTGCTTCCGGTGTAACTCCTTCAAGATCGCTTCTTCGTTCGCGTCGTAGTTTGCGGCAAGCGTTACGAAATACTTTAATTCCGGATTTACCCGTTGCCGAAGTGAAAGACAGAAAAGAAGGCGATCCGTTACTTCTGCTTTGAGCGGATACACGGCAATTTCTCCCGTGCTTTTGTTGATCTCTCTACAAAGGCATATCATTTCGCCCATAGCCGCGCCCCTTTCTAATCGTCGTAAGGATTTTGTAAGCTCCAATCCCACGTTTCAGCGTCTTTCCAGCCGATCGTGAAATGATTGTTCCGCCCGTCCCCTGTGAAGTACAGGTATTCAACCGGAAGAACGCGCCCGACGTTTTCTTCCCCGTTTTTCTCGGCGTGATAGCGTTTCAGCACATCAGCCGCCAACGTCGCAAGCTCCGGAAGAACGGGATAATCCGCCGAATATCCGGCGAACTGATACGGCGCTTCTAAAACCTCCAGCACGGTATCCGGAAATCGGGGATCGTCAACGCGGTTCAGCACGCACCAAACGCACGCGGCTTTTTCCATATCCGAAGCGATCCCGCGCGCTTCCCCGTAAAGCATCTTCGCAAGCGCTTCAACCTCCGCCGCGTCCGGTATGTACTCCGTTTCTTCCGGTTCCGGCGCAAGCGTCAGGATCGGGGAAGGGGATAGAAGCGGCGTAGGCTCCGCCGCCGAAGTCGGTATTTCTTCCGGCTCTTTTGTCCCGCTCCACGGCATAAAGGCGATAAGCGGGATCGCGACGATCGCCATTGAAAGAACCGCCGCGAACTGTCTTTGTATCCTCTTCACATTGCCACCCCGCCGTCCGCTTCAAGGGATAGCCACCATTCGGGATTGTTCCGGAAGCATTCATTCGGGCAAGCGTCGCAATTCTCCGCCGCGCACCCGCTACAATACCGCTTTTGAAATTCCGTGTCCCACGGCGCTTCAATAATCGGAAGGGAACGAAGGAACCGCCCCAGCTCCTTCGCGTCCGCCGTGATCGCTTCAAAGTTTGTCGGCTTCGGATCGTTCTTTTCTTTGATTGTGGTATCTTCAATCACGCACCCACTCGCGATCCGCTCCTTCACTAACTGAATATACGGAAGCGCTGTTGTTACGTCGGTAGAAGCGAACTTCCTTTCCGCCTCTTCGTAATTCTCGAAGATTTCCACTTCGGTAGAAAAACTCTCGCCGTCCCAATTCCAAAGCCGCACTTTATATCTTGTGTATGACATATTGAATAGCCGTCCTTTCCTTTACTGATTTGCGGCGCGTCTGCCCCTGCGCCGGATATTTTCTTGTGCGGTCTGCTGTGCAAGGTCGGCGCTATAAACAGGACGCTTGTTCCCGTCAAGCTCTCCCGTGTATCCGCGTTTAAGCTCTTCGTAAATAGCGGCGACGCTTCTTCCGATCTTCGCGGCAATATCCACCGCCCGCTCCCCGTCGCTGTAAAGCGCTTCGATCTCGCGGCGCTGGTCGAACGTCAAGTACGAATATCCGTCCATTTTGCAAGCCTCCTTTCGCCGTCCGGATAAAAAAATAAAGCAGGAAAACCGTTTCGGTTTTCTCTGCTTTTAATGTTACTCCGCTCAAACGCAAAAGTCAAGAGTAAAAGCAGAAAAAACTAAAAAATTTTTTAAGCGGCGGCAAGGTGGGCGGAAAACAGGTCGTTTGAACTCGCAAAGCCCAAAATTTCGCGCGGATAATTGTTGATCCAAGTTTCGACGCGAAGGATATACGCGGCGGTTACTTTCCGGAAGTCTGTTCCTTTCGGCAAGAACCGCCGTATCATTTTGTTTATGTTCTCATTCGTGCCGCGTTCGTATGCGCTGTACGGGTGGCAATAGTAAACTTTCGTGCGTTTCCGGTCTTTGCCGTAGATGGATTTTTCAATTCCGGCGCAATCCATGAATTCCGATCCGTTGTCAAACGTAATGCTTTTGAATATCTGTGAAAACTTCTTCCCGAAGCGTCGTTCTAACTTGTTCAGCGCCGCCACGACGCTGGCGGCGGTCTGATCCGGCATTTTGATAATAATTTCGTTCCGCGTCAAGCGCTCCGAAAGAACGAACAAGGTTTCCTTCGTCCGCTTCTTCCCGCATACGCAATCGCCTTCCCAATGTCCGAAGGTCTGCCGATCGTTGATTTCCTGCGGGCGTTCTTCTATGCTTTCGCCCTGCGGCGCGCGGGCGGCTTTCTTCCGCTCCACCTTGTCATACTTCCGCTTCCGCTCCCCGTGTTCCGGCAAGCTCTCGCGGCTGATCCCGTAGAATATACCCTTGTCGATGTAATTATAGATCGTCTTTTCGCTGATCTCCGTTTTGAAGGTCAGCCCCAGCCGCTTGATTTCTCCGACGACGGCGGCGGGGGAATAGCCTTCTTCGCCGATCTTCTTTTCGATGAAGGCGGATAATTCGTAATCGTTGCCGATCTTCAATTCGCCGCCTTTGGCTTTTAGGTTCTCTTCATAGCGCTGTTGCGCGATCTCCGGCGAATAGCGTTCTTCGGTCGTCAAGTCGGAATTCAAATGCGTATAGCGTCCGCGCTTCAACTCCCTGTATATCGTTGTATTGTGGACGTGCAGACGGTCGGCAATCGCGCAAGGCTTCAAGCCCTCTTTCAAGCCTTTTTCGATTTTTAGGCGGTCTGTCCAAGTCAAGTGTTTGTGCATTCTTCCTTCCTCCAGCTTCCGAATATGACAAAAGGGCGGCATTTCTGCCGCCCTTCGCCCTCTCTGATTATCTGCTTGTGATATGCAATTCGCTTTTAAGCGCCGCTTGCAGGACGGCGGAAAAATTCACGCCAGCCCGCTCCGCTTCAAAGTTAAGCCATGAAGGAATGGTGCAATTCTTCTTCACGACGCGCATATCGTTCTTTCTGCGGTACTCCGCGAAATCAACGTCAACCAGCGAAACGATCGCGCCGGACGGCGCTTCGGCTTGTGCGCTTGCAATGCTCGACGCTTCCGGCAACGCTTCGCCGTCGTCCTGCATATCAATTCCCATAAGCCCGATTGCGTCCCGCGCCATCTCGATCGCGTCCGGAACGTCCTTGCCCTGCGTATTGATATTGAAATCGGGGACAAATACCACGATGAACTCTTTTCCTTGCGTCATAACGATAGGATATGCGTTTTTCATTCTGAATACCTCCTTCAAATCTCCGCGTATTTTGCTTTTGCGTCTTTAAGGCGCGGCAATGTGTCGATCACGCTTCCGGCTTCGTCTGTTACCTCGAACACGTTTTTCAAAGTCCCGTTGACGCGGCGATCAACACTTGTAATCGTGAACTTTCCATCTTCGCGGACATACTTTGAAAAGAACGCGACATTCGCTTGCTTTTTGAATTTCATTGTCCGTACCTCCTATATTGTTGTCAAGTGGCGGCGGGCTTATTTCAGCCCGCGCCGCTTGATGATTGCTTTTGCTAACTCTTCGTCGGTTTCTCTGTGCCTTACGACGCTTTCCCTTTGACCGTCCTTCACGTATATGTCGTGGTTCGCGCCGTGCCGCTTGAACTTCCAGCCGTTTCGTTCTAAAAGCTCGATAAGGTCTTTTGTTTTCATCTGCTGTCCTCCTTACATTTACTATTATACGCCTTCAATGCGTATATGTCAATAGGTTTTGAGAAAAAAATACGTATTTTATGCGCCTATAAAAGATAAGCGGCGACGGGATCACCCCGCCGCCGTTATTCGTCTATACCTAAAAGCCAATTTACCGAAACGCCCAGCACTTCCGCAAATATCTTCAATTCAAAGTCGGATACGAAGCGCGTACCGATTTCAATTCGGCTTATGCTGTCCCGCTCCATGTTGATCCCTTTCAACTGTATTTGTGCGGCTAAATCCTCTTGACGTAGCCGCCGGACGACGCGCGCTTCGCGCAATCGGTCGCCGCAAATGTTCTTCTTGCCGTTGTAATCATATATCTTCATTGCCGCCGCGATCCCTCTTCATTCTGATTATTTGCAAACGGTGTGTAAATATTCCGCTTTATTCTTGATTTTAGCGCATGACGGGCGTATAATTGTGTTAAAGGTCAGAATGGGCGAATTCTGCCTTGAAAATTTACATTTAAGAAGGGGGATTTGCTCTAATGTTCGTCAGCTTTACAAAGACATTGAAGAAGATGTCCGGTTTCCGGCTGGGCTTCGGTGTGCGCGTGAATAAGCGAAACGCGCCGTTGTGGTGCTTCGCTATGCTCTTCGCCGGAATGTTCTATTTGATGTGGTATATGCTTATCGGCGCGGGCTGGTGTCTGTACTTCTTCTTGTGGGCGTTTTACAAGATTTATTACTATCTATTCAAGGGAATTGCGGTCGGCTGTAAGAAGCTGTATCAACTCATTAAAGGGAAACCCGCCGCGCCGTCGGAAGCGTCGGTCGAACCGCCGAAGGAATGAACCAAACAAAAATCCCCCGTGAAGGCTCGAAAGCCCGCACGGGGGATTGTTCTTTATGCGGCGGAAGGCTGAAAGGGGAAGCGCGATCCGCCGCGCAGTCAATTACTCTTTGTTGCTGTCGGTATCCGCCGGAATGCCGGAAATAGTGAAGTAGTCCGGAAGATTAAAGACGGCGGCTTCGATCAGTTTATCCAGCGTTTCCGCGTCGATCTTGAAGCCCTTGCTATTCAGAAATTCAACAACGTATGCTTTCTTCTCCGCGCCCCTGCCGCTTCCGGTGTAAAGCTGTTCGGCGGCTTCGACGGCAACCGTTACCCACATTTTGATTTTCTCAAACTGTGCGGCGGTCGTCTTGCTTCTGATCCACGGGATCACGAAGGCGGTAATAATTGCCGCGATAAGAGCGATCACGGCGTTTGCAATGCTGGTAAGATCAATAGTCATTGTTTGTATCCTCGCTTTCTGTTATGTCGATTTTTTCTTTTTTCTTGATCCTGCCGACGATTACTTCGGCAAGACGCTTCATCATCATTGCGCCGCATTCGATCACGACGGCGCGGAAATACCATTCGATCAGAACGGTTTGTTCCTGCCGCGTGATAAGGAATGAAACGTACTGCGCGACGATGAAAGCCGCCGTTGTAATTGCGATCACAATAACGGCTTTCGTTGCGAAGCGTTCGTCAGCCTTGAAGAAGCGGCGCTTCGCCACCCGCTTCCCGCTCGAAGGTTTGTTTTCCATTGCGTTCCCCTTTCATAGCGCAATTAACGCACGGCGCGCGTTGTGTAACGCATACCGTGCGTTGTGCGTGTGTTAAACAAGCGTTAGATCATCGACGTTCACCGCCGCGACAACCGTTCCGCCGTAGGTAATCACGGCGCGCTTTCCGGAAAGCTCTTTGACGATGTGATCGCGGGAATAGACGAAGGAAGCAAGGCTTCCACCGGAATAGGTTTTCGCGCCCGCTTTCACGCGCACTTTGCTTCCCGTTGTGATCTTCCGCGCCGATGTCCCGCCGGACGTGCCGGAATAGGTAATGAAAGCGTCGTCGTGTCCTGCCTTCTTCAACTTCTCCAGCATAGCTTCCGCGTTCTTCTTGACGCTGAACGCGCCCACTTGCACCTTGTAATACTTGCCGATCTGCACGATATAGGTATCGAAGCCTTCCTTTTTCAGCTTCGCCGCGAACGCCGTTGCGTTGTCCTTCTTCTCAAACGCGCCAAGCTGGACGCGGTAAAGGCTCTTCGCGTCGCCCTGCGGCTTCTGCTCCGGCTTCTGTTCCACCGCCGGAACGCCCAGCCGCCTGTTTACCTCCGCCGCGATCTCGCCGTGTCGGTTATACAGATAATCGCCGGGGCAAGACTTGTTCGCGTAATCCCTGTGAACGGTCATATTGCACCCGTTCTTGTGGTTTACGCGGTCGTCCTTGCTTGTACTCCATACCAGCTTTTTGATCCCGTTCCGGCGGCAAATATCTTCGACAAGATCAAGAAGCGCCGCGTATGCTTTATCGTTTACGGCGTATGGGTGCTTTGTGTCGCTTGCAACCTCGATCGTGATTGCGCGGTTATCGTTCGCCGCCGAAGAACTGCACCACGAACGATCGGCTTCATCGACGTAAAGCCCGATCCGCCCGTCGTAGCCGATCCCGTAGTTTGAACTTGCCTGTCGCGAAGTCGGCTTGAAGATTTCGCCGATCCTCTCGGCGGAACATTGCCCGACGACGCAATGAATTGTGATCGTGTCGATCTTGTGATTTCGTGGGCTGTTCTTGTTCGGTGAAATCAGCGTACACGAAATAAGTTTGCTATTGCTCATTGCTGAACCCTCCTTTGCAATGAAGAAGCGGCGGGGAAGCCCCCGCCGTCGCTGGTGTTACTCTGCTTGATCCATTCGTTTTTCGATGTGGTCAAGCCGCTTGTGTGCCTGTTTCGCCGACGCTTCAACGTCGGTCAAGCGCGTTACGAACTCCGTATTCGTCTTTCGCTGTTCCTTCTGCTCCGCCTTGATTTCGTCCGTGTTCGCCTTGATGTATCCGATCTCGGTTAAAACGGTCGCGTCGTGCTTCACATTGCTTTCCTTGTCCTTGTCCCTGTTACGAACAAAAGCGATATAGCCGAACACGATAGCGCATACGGTAGAAAAGACGGAAAGAACCGTTGTGAAAGTGTCCATCGTTGATCCTCCTTCCCGTTAGGTTACTTTTTCCCATTGCCACAAGCCCGCCGTGTCCGGCGGATAAACGCAATTCGGCATATCTGCTTTTGCAAGGTATACCGCGCCTTTGTAGCTGTAATACAAGCCGGAAACGACATTAACGACGATCCCCGCCGTTTCCGGATACGGGATCGGATCGTCAAGCGTTCCGGTCGCGGAAAGCTCGATCAAGCGATAGTACGCGAAGGTGGTTTCAACGGGATAAACCGCCGCGTTCGACGTGTGCGCCGCTTTGATCTCATAATACCGCCCGTTGTGCTTGATGATTTCGCCGACGGTGTTGTAAGCGTGATTGTCGGCGTATTCGTCGTATTCGATCACTTCCGCCGATTGCAGGATCGCCGCGTCGGAAATGACGTTCGTTCCGGCGGCGCGATCCTGCACGATCTGCGCTTTGAAGGATAGGGCAAGCAAAGCGGCGGTTTGCTCTCCCGCCGCTTTGACTTCCCGAACCTCTTTTTCAATTTCGGTGGAAGCTCCGCCGTTGCTCTTCTTGTGAATTACGCTCATTCAAAATTCCCCCCGATCCCCGATACCCAGCAAGCGGTCAGCGCGTCGCCGCGCTGGACGGTTACGCGGATATTCATTCCGTACTGTGCCGCCGTGTTGATCTTATTTGTGAAAACGTGTGCAACGCCTTGAACAACCGCGTTCGTGCAATCCTCCCAAACGGGGGAAGCGTCAAACGGATTATTCGTAACTTCAACCTTGAACGTTCCGCCCGCCGGAATGTCGCGCGTTACCTTGATATTCGCGCGTGTCGGCTGGCTGTCGGCTTCCAGCGGCGCGGAAAGCGTGATAACGAAGCCCGCAATCGACTTTGTGAACGTCAGCGTCCGGACGGCGCTATTTCCTGCGCTGTCGGTCGCCGTAATCGTGATCGTGTGCTTTGCGTTCGTAAGCGCCGTGAAGGTATTTCCGGAAACGGAAAGCGTCTGCGTCGCGCCCAGCGTGATCGCGTTCTTCGTCGCGATTGTCTTTCCGTCGATCTTTTCAACAACGTTCACCGTGTCGCCGTCCGGATCGGTTACGCTGTATTGATAGGTGAAATCGGCGCGCTTGATCCCAAGATCGGCATTACTGCCGGAAATCACGGGCGGCTGGTTATGGATTACGGCAATATCTCCGCTTGTTGTGTATGCGGAATAATTGCCGTAGCTGTCCTTTGCGCGGACGCGGTATTTCAACGTGTTCCACGCGGTCGATACCGCTTCCGTGAACGTCCTGCTTGCGGACGTTTGAACCTGTGTCCACGCGCCGCTGTTGTATGAGCGCTCGAAACAATATGTCAGCGCGTCGCCGTCCGGATCGGTCGCCGCCGCGCAAGAAATGTTGATGTTCTGTCCGCTGTAACACGTTGCGGGCGCGGTAATGCTGGGCGGCGCGGAAGGCGCGGAATTGTAGATTACCGTATAATTTCCGTCGCTGTTCGGGCTGTCAGATACCAAGATGGAAGATTTAAGATTACAAAGCGGGCGAACGCCATTGCTGCCGTAGCACGCGCCGCTGTAGCTCAAAGAGCCGCCCGAACTGACGTAGCGGACGATGCTGGCGTCCGACGAACTAGGCGTCCGAAGCCACCAATACCAGCCCTTTGACGTTGCAAAGCCGCTGTTCGTGTAACCGTCGGCGTTGTTCACGCATTGCGCCGTAGGATAAGCGACGCGGGAAGCGTCGTTGCTGAATAGCGCAAGAAGCGATCCTTCCGCGATATTGTTTTCATTCGCAAGCCCCACTTCGGTGGTGGACGCAAGAAACATTTTCGCCTTGAAGGTTTCGTAACTGCCGCCGTCGGTCGAAGATTTAACAACGGTCAGCGTTGTTTCCATAAGCTCCGCAACAAACTTCGGATCAAGCATTGCAAGGAAGCCCGCCCACGAAGTGTACGGATTATACGTTACGTGCGTGTTCTTCGTCGTCGGCGCTTGATCCGCGCTGTGCTTTGCGCTGTACCATGCGCCCGCCGCCGCGTTACTGTTCAGCCATTGCAGAAGGTTTGAATAGATATGTCGGTTATTTCCGTAATTCTTGCGGTCGCTGTTGCTGTTGCTCGGCTCTTTCGCGTCGGAAGCCATGTTCTGAATGATCTTTTCCGTAATCAGCGTTACGGAATTCGACGGGTAGCCGCTGTGGTTCTTGTCGGCGATCTTGAAAACGATCTTTGATCCGAAGCGCGATTGATACGCCGAAAGAACCGGAACTTCAATCTTCGCGCCCACCGACAAACTGCCTAATGTTTTTGACATTGTGCCGCCTCCTTTGATTTCATTAAGCTGTTGTAATAATGATCCGTCCGCCGGATCAAGTGATAGCTGTTTCCCTTTTCGGCGTGTCCTCTCCAGCTTTGATAGGATTGTTCAACGGTCTTTCCGTCGATCCGTCCCGCCGCGTGAAGGGCGGCTAATTTCTTCAACTTCCGCTTCATATTGTTTTTGCTCCTGCGGCGCACCTTGCGGATCACCGCGCCGCTTTCGGTCAAGTATGTATGAAAGCCCAAGAAATCAACGCCGTGTTTCAAGGGAAAGATATTCGTTTTCGCATTCAGCGAAAGCCCGCGCGCCTGTACGAACGCTTCAATCTGCTTCCGGCACTCCTGCAAATATGCTTTGTCGTGATGGATCAAAAAGAAGTCGTCCATATAGCGCCCGTAATATTTGATACCCAGCTTTTCCTTTACGAAGTGATCCAGCCCGTCAAGGTAGAGAAGGGCGAAAAGCTGTGAAGTTTGATTGCCGATCGGTATTCCGACGTTGCCTTCGGTGCTGTCGATGATAAGATCGACAAGCCACAAAACGTCCGGATCGGTTATCTTCTCACGGATTAAGGTTTTCAAAACGTCGTGCCGGATCGAATAGAAATACTTTGAAATATCGCCTTTCAGTATCCAGCCGTCAATTCCGTTCTTTCTGTAAAACCTCCGCATGAACTCTTGAAGCCTGTCTAACCCGTAATGCGTACCTTTCCCCACCTGCGACGCGTAGTTATCGCGAATGAATGATCGTGTCAAAATCGGTTCAAGCACGTTATCGCAAAGCGAATGTTGAACAACCTTGTCTTTGTAGCTGTTCGACATAACCACGCGGCGCTTCGGTTCGTATACCTCGAACGTGTTATACGGGGACATGGTATAGCGCTTCGTTCTGATCTGCGCGCTTAATAGGTTCAGCGCTTCAAGAAGATTAACTTCAAACTTTGCCGCCGCTCCTTTCCACCTCTTGCCTTGCCGCGCCTTTCGGTAGGCTCTGTATAGGTTCTCGAAGTTATATATCTTCTCGTAATCTGTCATAAAAATTCCTCGCTGTATGTAGCCTTTGCCTTCCGCCGCGCGGAAGGCTCCGGCATCGGCGATCCTGTATTTGCCCCCGCTGTGGATCGCGGCGGCGGGATACACCTTCCTTTGATGGTGGTATTCTGCTTTCGGCTTATGCCTACTCGATCTCATTTTCCACCGAAGCGGGCGAACGCCGTTGTTCCCGTTGTACGCGTTGTTGTTGTTCAGCGTACCGTCGGAATTGACGTTGCGGACGTTGTTGGCGTTCGACGAATTAGGCGTATCAAGATGTACCCCGAACGTTTTTCAAGCTCTCGTTTTGTCCCGCTTCTTCCACGCGGTCGTCATGTACTTCACTTCAAGCGCAAGTTTTGACCAATATTCGCAACTGCTCATAGAAATAAAGCCCATTTCCTGCGAAAGCTCTATGAAAAATAGAAGCTCCTTGCAATAGGTCAGCGCCTTTGCTTGTAGCTTCTGCCGTTGTCTGTATTCCTGCGCGTCCCGAAGGTCTAATTCGTTCGCTTCAAGGACGCATTCGTAAATGTCCACCGCTTTATCCTGTATGCGGTTTACCAGTGTAAAACGGTATTTCTTCGGGTAGCGTTCCGTCGAATTCGTGATCGTGAAGGTGTGCTTTACAAGGTCTTTCGCTTTCACAATCACGTTGAATTCCGTCGGTTCTTTCCGCTCCCGCTCCGGTCTTTGCATATATGCACCGTCCTTTCCGCATTCGCTCGATCATAGCGGTATCGTCGGCGCACCCGTCGAAATCGAAGCCCGCTTCGGTAACGGTCAGCGTTGCCGCGTTCCCTGTAACCGTTGTTCCTGTGATCTGCAATACCTCCGCGCCGCAAGCCGCGCATGGCGGCGAAAGCTCCGCAAAGATGTTTCCGATCACGCACGACAATTCCGCCGCCGTGCAAGCGTACCGCGTCAGCATTCGATCCTCTGCAAACTCTCGTTCCAAATGCCCGTAGACGTTACGCCGTCGAGATCATCGAAGAGGATCAAGAACGGATTTGTCGTAATGTCATTGAAAAGCACTGCTTCCAGCATATCCACGCGCGCGTCAAGCGCGTTCGTGATATTCAGAAGATTTGTTGCCGCGTTATCGTCAAGGACGTTTTGCAAGCCGTTAAACCATGCGTTGAAGTCCGCCGCCGCCTGTGTTTCAAAATCCGCCATGTGTTGCTCGAACGCTTCGTACTGCGTGTTACCCTGCAATTTCAGCGAATTCATATACGAAACAAGCGTGTTGTACTCCGCCGCCGAAAGGGATTGATATTCAGCGAACCACGCTTGAAGCTGTGCGTTAAAAGCCGCCGTGTCGATCTGCTGAACGACTGCGGCAACAACGCCGCAAAGCGACGTGTTCAAGCGCTGATCCGTGATCTTGCTTTGTGTGATAGCTGTTACGCCCGCGCCCACGTAGATGTCCGCCAGCGCAAGCTCGTAAACGTCCGCGTCCCTCTGCAATGCGGGCGCGGTAGGGGACGCGCTGAACGAAGAAGATTTGACCTTCACCGACATAACGCGGTTTGTCAAATCCCAGCGCACGACAACGCGATCAATGCGGTTCAACTGTCCGTCCGCCGTGTCAAGCTCGACGGCAAGATCGCCCGTGTTGAAGTAGAAGTAACCGTTGATCCACGCTTTGCCCGTTTTAACGTTCAGCTTCATTCCGTCGTTTGCAACGACTTGAAGCCCCGTCGAAGGGACGGGGAAAACGCCGTTCCCGATGAACGAAGCGAAGTATTCCGCCCAATCCTCCGCTTTGTACGTGCGATCGTGCGAAACGCTGTTGAAGAAACTTGATTTTTCCATGCTGTGAAGCCCTCCTTTATTTCGTAATCTGCCGAATTTGTGTCAGAAGCGCGGGCAAGCTCTCGCCGAAGGTAATATCTATTTCTTCGCCGCTGGTTTCGTAGGTTTCCGCGATCTCCGTTATGCGAACGTCAATGCGGACGTTCCAGCGCTTATTGATACACGTTACCCGATCGCCCAAATCGTAGTCCGTGCCGTACTTCAAATTCGCGTTCGTGTTGATCTTCGATCCGAAAGCAAGCGTTTCCGCGTATTGCTCCAGCTCTTCAACGCCGCGCGCGGAAAGAAGCGCTAAATATTGCGCGTTGGTAAGCGTTACGGTCTGCCCGCTCTCGTTTTCGTATTCCTGCACGATGTCCGTTGCATTGATGAAAACTTCGTCGCGGGAAAGCCCCGTCGAACTGCCGCCGACTTCGGCAACCTTCCGCGTTACGCCTTCCTTTTCCTCTCCGCCGACGTAAGCCGTTGTTTTAAGGTTTTCAACGCTGTTCGTGTATTCCTGTTCAACGATGTTGTCGAACTCCTGCGAAAAGATACAAGGCGCGTTCCCTGCGGTATTGCCCGCCGTAAGATCGCGCCCTTCGTAAACGGAAAAGGTATGCTTGCCCGTGCGGGCATTTGTCAGAACCCGAATACCCAGCTTCGCCGCCTTCGCCGCCGTTTCCGCCGCAAGCTGGGCGTTCGCGTACTGCTCCGAAGTATAGTCGATCTGCCCGCTTCCGGTGTCTGCGTCGGTCGTGGATATGCTGAAATTCGGGATATTGCGCGCCGCTCCTGCGTTCGTGCAAGTCTGCTTCACAATGGCGTATAGAATGTTCTGTGTCGTGTCCTTCGTGATGATCTGCGTTGTCAAAATGCGCTTGCCGATCCACGAAAGAAGGAACTTGCCTTGAACCTCTATTTCCTCCATGCCCTGTGAATTCTTCGTGATGTGAATATAGCGGATTTCCGCCGCTTCGTTTCCGCCGCGCTTGATGATGATATTTTCCTTCACCAGCAAGCGGGCGTGTTCCTCCGTGAAGGGAACAAGCAACTTGAATTCGCCGCAACTCCAATAACGCCGCGTCCATATCAAGGACGAAATCTTTTCGACGATCCCTTGAAGTGTCATATCGCGGCTATAAACGTATAATTCCACCGCGCTACACCCCCAAATACAAGTTATTGTGATAGATCGAAACTTCGAGATTTTCGGCGTTCGCGTCCGCTGAATAACGGAAGAGATTGTCGCCCACGGCGATCTGCAAATACGAACTATCAACGTCGAGATAGCGGAACGCGTCTGTAATCGTGCCGCCACGGTTCAGCTTCACGGCTTTTTCACCGTAGCCCGTGGAAACGGTTAAAACGTCGCCCGCTACAAGCGAAATATTCAGCTTGATAAACTCCCGTGTATCGACGTTCAGCAATACGGGATTTGTAACCGCGCCGATCGCGCGGAACTCGATCCGGATACCGCTTTTCACGTCGCCGGAATTGTAGACGTTCACAATCAGCGACGGCTGGCGATAGCCGATTTCCCAGCCGTCGTAAAGCTCCAGCCCGTCCGGAACGGGGAATTCAAAGCCGCCGATCCACGTTGCTATGTCCTCGCGTGTTTCCGTTTCCTCTCTCCAAAACGGATTAAGGCAAGACAAACTAACCGTGAATTGCTCGAAGATCGGCTTTCGCTTGAAGATCGGCGCGTCGTCGATCTTGCACCCGATCACCCGCCGGAAGTCGCCGAAAACATACGTCAACGTTGCTTCGTACTGCGGATTTAATATGCGGTTCAGCTTCCGGCGTAGGTTCTGCGCCGCTTGCTTGTCCCGCTCCTTGATGTATCCCACGATGTCAATATCGCGGCTTTCGATCCGATAGCCCAAGTATGTGTCGCCGTCCTGCCCCATGCTGTTGGTGCTGTAAATAGCGTTCCGCACGTCGGAAAGTCCGGTAACGTCCTTGAAGTTTACGTGATACGAAGAAGCGGAGGAAAACTCTATGCTTTCCCCGCGCTCGTTCGTGTAGATCAATTTTTCTTGTGTCCTCATGCCATAACCTCCCGCGCAATCTGCCGGAACTGCCGCGCCGCCTGTCTTTGCTGTTCGGCGTAGCTCGTTTCGTTCGCATAGATGTTTTGCACGACTTCAACGGAAGGCGTACCGCCGCCGCGCGTGTCGCGTCCCTCTCCGGAACGGAATTCCGGAACGGCGTTCGACGTTTCGCGCCGGATCGAACTTTCAACGTCGCGCATTTCGCGGGCGAAGCCTTCGCCCAAGCCCTGCGCCATGTACGAACCGATACGGGCAAAAACCTTCGACGGGGAATTGATGTCCATTTCCTCTTCAACCGCCGCCACAATATCCCTCATCATAGAGCGGACACGGCTTTCAAGCCAGCCGGACATATTTTGAAAGCCCTGCCAAATGCCGCGCACCATCTCTTCGCCCGCCGCCGTGAACTGCGATACGTAAGAGCGAAGCGCGGTAATAACGGGCTGAATAATTTGTGCAACCTTGCCCGTGATCTGCGGGATACCCGCGATCATTCCTTGCGCTATGCTCTTGTCGATGTTCGTTCCTTCGGTTACGAACTTTTGATGTTGTGCCGTGAATGCGGTAATAATGCTTTGCGCGATCTGCGGTACTTTCTGCGTGATCTGCACGATACCCGCCACCATGCCGGAAGCTATGTTCTTGTCGAAGTCCTGTCCGGCTTGATTGAAACGTTGAGCTTGCGCCGTCAGTCCGGTAATAACCCGCTCGACGATCGCGTTCACCGCTCCGGACAAGCCTTCAATGTTCGCAATAATGCCGTTGTTCACGGCGTTTACTGCTTCCGCCGCCGTCAGCGCGCCCGCTCCGCCCATTGCGGCGGTCATATCGCCTTCAACGCCGCCCATGTTGTCGGTGAAGCCTACGCCCACGCCGTCCGCCATGTTGCCGCCGATTTCAGCGAATACCGTTGACGGGGAATGAATGCCGAAGAAGTCCTTAATACCCGAAACAAGGGACGAAGCCCAGCCGGATACCTTTTCCCACAACCACGAAGCCGCCCCGCTGATACCTTCCCACAAGCCGTGAAGAAGGTTTGCGCCCGCGTTTATCATTTCGCCGCCCAGCGACGCGAACGCTTGCACAATGCCGGAAACAATCTGCGGAACTGCCTTCACGATTTCAACTATGATCGTCGGCAAATTCTGAATGAGCGCCACGAAAAGCTGAACGCCCGCCATAATGATTTGGTCGATGTTGCCGATCAGCGCGTTTACAATGCCGCTTATGATTTGCGGGATCGCTTGAACGATCGTCGTTATAATCTGCGGCAATGCCTGTATGAGCGCGACAAGAAGATCAATGCCCGCTTGAATGATAAGCGGTATGTTCTCCGTAAGCGCCGTTATAATGCCTTCAATGATCTGCGGGATCGCTTCAACAATCGTTGTGATGATCTCCGGAAGGGCGGTAATTAACGCCGTCAGAAGGTCGATACCCGCTTGAATGATCTGCGGGATTGCGGAAAGCAAACCGTCGATCAAGCTGGTTATCAACTGCGGAAGCGCCGCAACAAGAACGGGGATCGCGTTTATAATGCCTTCCGCCAGCCCTGTTACAAGCTGTAAAGCCGCGTCGATCAGCAACGGGATATTGTCGATCAGAACTTGCACGATGTCCGTTACAAGCTGAACCAGCGAAGGAACAAGCGTCGGCAACGATTGAGCTATGCCCGTAGCAATATTCGCGATCATCTTCACCGCGAATTCAAGGAAGGTCGGTAACATTTCCGTTAGCTTTTCGATCGCGAACGTAACCATACCCAGCAAGCCGTCTGTGAAGTCCTCCGCCGCGCTCTCTGCACCGGAAAGCGCACCCGTCAAGCCTTTTCCGATAAGCTCGACGAACGGCGTTATTTCCTGCAAAAGCTCCGCCGCAAGCTGTTTCAGCTTTGTAATGATCGGTTCAGCAATCGCGCCCAGCGCCGCCATAGCGCTGTTCAGATTTGCTGTTGCCTTCTGCGCGTCGATAATGTCGCCGTTTACCTCTCTGTACTTGTCCGCCGCTTCTGAATAAAGCCCGTTCAACGTGGACGTTATAAGGGCTTGCCGCTCCTGCTCCGATGTGCAAGCGTCAAGGCTGGCTTGAAAATCGTCTTCGGAAACGCCCGCCCAATTCAGCGCGTCGGCAAGATTGCCCGTGATTGATCCCGTCTTTGCCGTTTCGTTCGCGGCTTCGGTCAAGCCTTCAATCGGCAAGCTGTCGCCGAATGTCGCGTAAACGCCCGTGCAAATATTTGTCCAGTCCGAAAGCTCTTTTTCGTTCGTAGTCAGCTTCGCAAGGTGCGCGGCGGCTTCCGTTGCCTGTCCGTCGTCGCCAAGAACGCCGTACAACTCCGTATAGGTGTTTTTCGCGTCCTCTGCCGAATGTCCCGCCGTCGTGAAGCTGGTTTCAAGTTTACCCATGTTTTCGCGGGCTTCGCGTGTTTCTTCGGCAAGCCCGAAGAATGCCGCACCCGCCGCCGCAATCGCCGCACCCATAGCCGCGCAAGCTGCGCCGATCGCCTTTCCTGCTTTGCCGACGGTTTCGCCGACGCTCTCCCAATCCACCTTTGAGCTTTTCAGCTTTTTAGAAGTGTCGTCGATTTCCTTTTGAATTTTCACCATGTCGGCTTTGGTGTTGTTCAGATTTGTTTGCATTTTCTGATATGCGGGATTTGTCGGTTCGATACCGTTATCGCGCATTTTCTTCAATGCCTTTTCCGCCGCTTCTGCCTTCTTCGCCTGTTCGTCGAACTGCTTTTGTAATAGCTTCTGTTTTGCGGTCAGCGCTTCCACGCTGTCTGCGTTGTCGGCGAATTCCGCCGTCGTCAGCTTCATTTCCGATCCGATTTCGCGAAGGGAAGAATTTATGTTAGTGCAAGCGGCGCGATACTCTTTTTCGCCTGTAAGGTCGATTGATGTTTTGATCTGCTCTTCTTTCGCCATTTATATCCCTCCCAGCACGTCGTCAATATCAACTTCTTTCGGAACGGGCTTGAAACGATCCGGATTGAATTCACGATGAATTTTGAAAAGCGTCAAAATTTTATACGGTGTCATGCGCCATACTTCGGCTTCGCTCCAGCGAAGAAGCGTTACGCCGATATAAAGAAGGCGGGCAAGGTCGATTATTCCTTGCCCGCTGTTGCGTTTTTTTCGATGTCCTCTTCGTCGTCCTCTTCCTCTTCGTCCCGTTCGGGCGGTTCGGGCGTTCCGTTGTTGCCCATAGAAAAGGATTTGAAGATCGCCGCTTTCACGTCGGCGAAATTGCCCGTATGAATGAGCTTGCCCACCTGTTTTTCGGTAAGCGGTTCTTCGTCGTCCGCCGCGCCCTCATTCAAAAGCACGGTCAGAAGCCAGCGAAGATTTTTAATGCTGTCCTTGCCGGAAAGCACGGTATCAAGGCGATCGAAGCCGCCGAATTTGTCCTGCATTTCGTCGATCGCGTTCAGACTGAAAAGAAGGTGTCTTTCCTTGTCCAGCATGATCGGGAAACGTCCGTCTTTAATTGCGCTCATAGCAGAATAAGGCGGGAAGCCTTTTCAGACTTCCCGCCGTTCCTCCTTTCGATATTCGATTAACCGCCCGCGTTGTTAGGCTCACGAACGGAAGTGAACCAAGCCGTCGCCACGCTGTTCGTAGGCTCTGCGACGTGTTCAGCCTTCCACAATCCGTCGGAACGCTTGATAAACTGTCCGACGATCTCCGGCGTAGTAAATTCGATACTGTCGCCCTTCGTGGTGTAGTTTTCATCGGGGATCGCGAATTTGACCTTGTAAAGCCAAATATACTTGTACGTTCCGCCCGCCTTCTTCGCGCGGAAGCCGATTGCGGTATAGGGCGCTTCGTCGCTGTCAGAACCGTAAACAACCTTGTCCGTGTCCTGCTTCTGTCCAAGCAGGGCGGCAAGATCAGCCGGAAGAAGATCGTTCACGTTCAGCGTGATTTCTCCGGATACGAATTCTTTTACAACTTCGTCCGCGCCGTCGTCGGCGTAAAGGATCGCTTCGGCGACTTCAACGGAAAGCTCCGCCGAAATAGCTTTCGCCATACGCACGGGCGTTCCGTATTCCTCCGCGCCGGACGTGCCGATCGTGATGGGTGCGCGGTAAAGATCGCGCAAACCGATTGTTGCCATGTGTCATACCTCCATATACTTGATTTCAACGGGAACGTGGTAATATCCCGTGTCCTGTTCGTATGTTTCCGCGTCTATCGTGATCGCGTAGAACCCCGCCGCCTTCAATGCTGTTTTCAAGCGTTGAAGAATGTCGATGTAATCCGTTTTTGAATAGACGTGTACTTGATACGTGAATTCCTGCGCGCCCTCTTCATCGTCTGAAAAGAACGTGTCGCGCCCCACGACAAGCTGATAGACGATAAAGCAAGCCGCCTTCCCGCCGTATTTAAGGCGTTCGACGGGAACGCCCAGCTTTTCAAGCTCCGCTTTTAACAAGCTGTCAACGTTCTTCATTTTGCTTTTCCTCCCATACGCGGCGCATTTCCGAAACAACGTCGTCCGCCGCCTTTTCATTCGCCGCCGTGAACCACGGGCGCGCGGGCATATTTGAACGCCCGTAATTAAGGACGAAGCCTTTTTCCGCGTTGCGTACTCCGTGCTTGTCCTTTCCGTTCGGATAGATTTCAACCCGTTTTCCGCCGTCAATCTCTTTCACGGCGGATACTTTGATGGACGCAAGAAGCGCCCCCGTGCTTCGTCTGCTGTTGAACCTTGTCTTGATCTCTTCTTGCTGTGCCTTCTGCATTACTGCGCCACCCGCTTTGAGCATTTCCGGCACGGCTTCTTCAACGATCGCGTCTTGCCGAAGCATTGCTTCTTGTACGTCGTCCAGCCCGACAACGTTAAACTTCGCCATTGTTGCCGCCCCCTTCCGCTTCCGGAAGATTAACCAGCGTCAACTCTGTAAATTCTCCGTTCCCGTGCGTGTACGTCCGAAGGACGCGATACCGTTTCCCGCTCGAAACGGGATATTCCACGATCTGCTGTTCCTCATACTCGAAGGAATGCACGTCGAATTTTAATTCCGTCGTATAGCCCGCCTGTTGCGCCTTGTAGAACTCCGAAAAGCCCACGGATTTCTTGTCAGCGAAAACCGTTGTCGCGGTTTCTGTGCGGGCGACGGGGAAGCCGTGTTCGTTCGTGCGCGGCGAAGGTTCAGACAAGGCAACCAATGTTATTTGTTCGCCCCATCTCATTTATTTGCCCTCGCTTTCTTCGGTGTAATCAGCGGTCAGCGACAAGGCGCACTTCAAATAATCGTATGCGTTGCGGTAACGCTCCGCGTCGTCATTGAAGCCGAATTCCGCCTTTGCATAAAGCACAACCGCCCGATCAAGAAGGGGATCGCCCAGCGTTTTACTGGACGATCCCGCTTCCGCCGGAATGTTGATACCGACAAGGCGAAGATCAGCGATCGCCGCGTTTATGAGATCGGAAACTTCGCCGTCAAGCGCCGTCCCGCTCAACCGCAACGCCAGCTTTACCTTGTCAAGCATTTGTCAGCCCTCCCGCTTTAGGCGGTCGCCTTGACCAGCTTCACGATGGCTTCGCCGATAGCGGGCGCGCAATCGAAGATCGCGATACCGCTATATTTGTAGCTGTTCGTGTCGATGTCGTAGGCACTCTTCACGCCGATATTTTCGGCAAGGTTCGCGCAAACCTTCTTGAAGTCGCCCAAGAAGGCTTCGTGATCCGCGACGTAATCGGACAGAAGAACGGGATAGCCGTACACGAAGTACGCGTTGTTCTGAACGGTTACAATGTGGTTCTTGCTGTTGTCCTGCAACGGCATAAAGTCGGTGAACAAGGTTTTCTTGTTCATAACGAACTTGCCGTTACGGTCATAGCCGGAAGGCAGAAGCCCGATCAACGTCTGCACGTTTGCGGCGGTAAGCGCGCCCGTCTTTGCAACGGTAACGCTGTTGGTCGCGCCCCAAGTGTTCGCGTTTTCAATGCCCTTCGGCTGGGAAGAACCCGTGCCGTTGATAAGCAAATCTTCGACTTTGCGGGCGATAGCTTCCGCCAGCATATTGACGATCCAGCTTTCAAACGCGGTAATGCTCATAGTCATTACAGTATCGGAAATCTGAACCAGCTTGACGATCTCGTAACCGGAAAGGGAAACGGTGGTCAGCGTGTCAGCGGCGGCGGTAATGCTTGCGTTCTCGGTGTGGATCGCGGCGGCGTTGTTCGTGCCTTCGATCGCGAACTTTACAGCGCCCTTGACGTGCAGAAGGGTGACTTCATTCAGCATAGGCGCAAGCGTCTTTACCTTGCTGATAATCTCGTTCGCGGTCTGCGTCGGGATAACCTCCGCACCCGCGCCGCTGGCGTTGCTGAATGCGCGCTTCTCTGCGTCGTTCAGCGGAAGGCGGCGAATGTTTTTCAGCCACGCGGAACGATATTCGGGCGTACCGAAGGGATCATCGGGCGCGGCGTTGTCGTCGCCGTTGTTCTGCTGGAAGGAACGGGAAACAATGCCCGCACCCTTCGCGATATTGTCAAGAATGCCGTTGCGCTTCTCTGCGGCGGCAATCAGTCCGGCGCGCTCTTCGGTAAGGTCTTTCGTTTCCTTCTCCAGCGCGTCGATTTCCTCGGCTTTCATAGTGTCGCCGCGCTCTTCGATCTCCTGCTTAATAGCCGCAAGGCGGGCTTCAATCTCTTTAATTCTCATTGTGTTAAACCTCCATCATAAGTTTGATTTTTAGGATTTGTGCCTTCCGCGCTAACGCCTCCCGCTTCTCTGCTTCGATCACTCCGTCGAAGTAGGAACGCGCGGAAATATCGGTATCGGCGTTCGCCGGATAACTCACGGCGGAAACGTCGTAAACCTTCTTGATCTTCAAGATCGTTCTTGTGTGCGTGTCTTTGTTATATGCGTCCTCGGATACCGTGAACGCCCACGACATTTTGCAAATTAAGCCCGCGTCAATGCTTGCATATAGGCGCTTTGCTTCTTCCGTAAGGCTCAAATTTGCCGCAATAAACAAGCCGCTTTCCTGCGGCTCTAAAAGCAGGGAAGGCGGCTTGTTCTTTGCCATCTTGTTTCGGGCGAAAACCATACCCGAATGATCGAATTGCATAATAACGTCGGATAAGTCCGCGCCGACAAGCGCGTTCCGGTCGATCACTTCACAATATTTGATCCCGCCGTATTCGTACATAACATACGGTTTATCAAACGTTGTCGCGAAGCCTTCAACGTAAAAATCGGTGTCAAACCTCTTTTCCGTCGTCCCCTGCGGGATCATCAACGGCTGGAACATTTGTCGGTACTCCCGTTCCTTCACTACCGGCATTTGGTGTAACCTCCTTTCCCAATTCTGAAACTTCCGCGTATTCCTTGCGGATATAATATTTCTCGCCGCCCTCAACGTGCGCCATGTTCCAAACGTCCATAACGCCGTTGCGGTTCAGCAAGCCGCGGTCAAATAACTGTGTGCTGATATTCAGCTTCGTTTGATTGCTTGCGTATTGTAAGCGGTTCGCGGTAAACGTGATCGCGTTCCCGAAGGACAATTCCCGCGCCGTGTACGTCATATTCGACATAACAAGCGAAAGCTGGATCGCGAAAGGTTCGATCTTGCCTTCGTAATACGCGTTCCATTCGTCCTCCGTGTATTTGTTTTGCAGAATGCCCGCATTCGTGCCGAAGTAGTTAAACACGTTTTCGTTGATCTGCGCCATCTGCGCGGCGTTTACCGTGAACGGCTTGCTTTCGATCGGCTTCACGTCAGCAAACTTCGCGTCGTAGATCACCATTCCCGATTGATTTTCCGCCGAAAGGTTATCCGCCGTGAAGCGCTTGCGCTCCTTCGTGATGTCCTCCGGCTTCAACATATTTGCAACCTTCGCCAAGAAGCGAATAGAAGCCGAATTTTTAACGCCGTTGATAATTCCTTGATTTTGTGTATGGATCAACTGCATTGTAGGACGAAGCGCGGCGTTACTCTCGCCGAAGAAATCGTCGGTATATTGAAACTGCGTCATTACGCCGACGCGTTCAAACTCGATCGCGGCTTTCTGCCCGCTCCCGAACGTATAACGCAAAAACGGCGCGCCGTTGTACTCGACAACTTCGCACCGTTGAGGAAGCAGGGGATAATACCCGATCAGTCCGCCGAATTCATCTTCGATCGGAACAATGAAGCAAGTATTATTCACCGAAAGGATCGTCGCGATCCTGTAAATGAACTTCGATGTATCCATGAACGGATTAGGCTTGAACTGCAACGTCCGTTCAAGGTTCTTTTGCGCCGTGCCGCTGATCTCCGGTTTCAGCTTTGAAGCGAAGGACGCGAACGAATGTATCGCCGCGCGCGTAAGCTCCATTTCGTAAATACTTTCCGGCGCGTTGCTGAAAACGGGCGTGTACCCGTTTAGCATTTTGAAATAGCCTTCCGCCTTCAAGTCGGCTTTCGGCTTCCGGAAGATAGTTTCAAAAACTCCCATGTTTTTATCACCCCGCATTTTTGAGCATTTCGCCGATTTCGTTATAATATTTCTGCCGCACGGTCAGCGCGTCGATCACGGAAACGAAGCCGTCAATTCTCGCCCGCTGTTCGATCTTCACGGGACGGAACTTCCGCGTTTCCATGTTGTGCTTCAATGCGACGTTGAGGAAGTGCGCCTTCAACAAGTTATTGTCGGCAATTTTGAAATTGCCGTCCTTGATAACGCCTTCAAACTCGCGGATCACGGGCGCAAGGTTTTCACCCTGCCACACGTCGTCCGTCTGCCAGCCCGCGTTCTTCAAGTCGTCGATCAGATATTGCGCGGAATAGCGGTCGTACCCGATCTTCAAGATATATATTCCGTACTGATCCCGAAGCATAGAAAACCATTCGTAAACGTCGCGGTAATCGACGTGGTTTTCGCCGGATAGCTTGACGATCCCTTGCTTTACGAATATGTCATACGGTACGCCGTCGATCGCTTGTGCTGTTTCAAGCCGGTTCGCTGGCATAAAGAATTGTGCGAAGGCATATAGAACGCCGTCCCGCTCGATCACGACGGAAGCGGCGGTCAAGTCCGTTGTCTGTGAAAGGTCTATGCCGCCCACGGCGTAACTGTCCTTGAAATCCTCCAGCTTCGCGTGAATTCCTGCGCCGTCAACAACGACGTAATCAAGCCACGCGACGGAAGAATTCTGCTTGATATTGCAATACTTCGTAAGGAATTCAGCCCGCTTCGACATACTCATTTCGGCGACGGCGATTTCCTCTTTGAAGAAGTCCGGCGAAACGGAAACGCCCATATTCGGATTTGCTTTTTTAAGCTCTTCAAGGTCGTTCCATTTCTCCACGTCGTCGATCATGTAAAGCAGGGGAAGAAGGCGGCGTTCCTTGCTTCCTCCCTTCAAAAACGCGGTCGATCTCTTCATCAATTCGTCGAAGATACCGTCGTTTTCGTAACCTGCCGTTGAGATCGAAAGGATCATCGGCTGGCGGCGCGCGCCAAGCGCGGATTTCATAACTTCGTATTGCTTCAAGCCGCCGTCGCCGCGCCACGACGCGACTTCATCGTTCACGACTAAATGCGGATTGAAGCCGTCGGATTTCTTCGCGTTGAACGCAAGCGGCTTGATCGCGGTATTGCTTTCTTCGATGTAAATATCGGAACGGCGCTTCTTCGATAGGTCGGAAAGCTCCGGTTCTTTTTTAATCATCTGATAGAAGTTATCGTAAACGATGTTTGCTTGTTCCAGCTTCGGCGCAAGGCAATATATTTTCGCGCCGTATTCGCCGTCAAGATACGCCATGTACGCAATGACGGCGGACGCAAAAAGCGTTTTGCCGTTCTTGCGCCCGATCACAATAAACACTTCACGAAAGACGCGCGTTCCGTCCTCTTCGACGATCCCGAACATAACAGAAACGGCGGCTTTCTGCCACAACTCCAGCTTCAAAAGGTCTGTGCGCCCTTCGCAATGATGGCAAAAGTTTTCGATGAACCGAATTGCCTTGTTTGCCTTCTTCGCGTTGAAGGTGAAAAGCCCTTCTCGAAGCCCCTTCACGATGTATTCATACAGAAGGCGAACCCACTTGCCGACGGTTATATTTCCGGAAGAAATGCCGTCGTAATACTCGTAAATGTAATTTGAAAAGGGCATTTTTATTCGTCCCGTAACGCCTGTAAACGGCTTTCCTTTTTCTTCTCCGGCGGTACAAGATCGCAAAGCTGTTTGATAATTGCGGCGTGATTTTTTGTCATGGCGATATGTGTTTTCACCGCGTCGCTTTGCTTCGTCCCGCTCTGATTTGCGCCGTTTTGGTATTCGACGGTGTAGCCCTCTTCGTTGATGAGCTCTTGCAATTCTTCAAGGGATACCGCCATGAACGCCGCGTTCTTGATAAGGCTTTCGACGGTCTGCAACTTGTTTTTATCCAAGTCTTTGAAAATGCGCTTCAATCGGGAAAACTCCCGCTTGATCTTTTCTTCTTTCGTCAAGTCCTTCTTTGTCGCCATAAATATCACCCCCTTTTCCGGTCAACCCACACCCCCTTAAACGCGTACACCCGTTATGCGCGCGCCTGCGGAGTATTTTTAATCTCCCGCCCTCGGTGTCGAACCCTCCCTAAATTTTGAGCGAATAGGGGGGGATATGAGGTTTCCCGCTTCGTCGAATGCGTACCGTTTTTTCTTGTCGTTCCGGTGGTGTTCTTTGTTGTGGCAATCTTGACAAAGCGCTTCGAGATTATCCCACGAAAGCGCTATGTATGGATCGTTGATATTCTGCTTCGTCAAGTATGTTTTGTGATGTGCGATCTTCGCGGTTACTGGATCGTCCGGCGTTGAACAGCGTTCGCACAAGTAGCCCTTCGACTTCAAGAAGCTGTCGCGGCATGAACGCCAAGCGTCCGAATTGTAGAACCTTTCCGCCCACGGCTTCATGCGGTTATCCTCCTTCCTGTGGAAAAGTCTGTGCAAAAGAGCAAAAGAAAAAGCCTTCCGCGTATCACGCAAAAGGCTTTATCCCGCGCTATTCAATTCGCAATAATTCAGCGTAATTATTATATCACGCGTAAGCGTCGCGGACAAGGTGCATTGTTTGGTCGCGTTTTGGTCATTTGTCAACTGCTTTCCGGTATGTCGCCGCTGATACCGCCGCCGGAATGCCGAATACACATACCGCCATATCGTTGACGATCTTGTTCCGCCAGCGGCGCGCCGTCTTTATCTCTTTGAGAATACCCGCGTCGGAAAGCTCTTCCGCGATCTCTTCCCACGTCGCTGTTCCGCCCTCTCGCGGATTGCCGTTGATGTCCTCGCCGAAATAGTAAAGCCGGATCACAACGAATTCTTTATGCCCCTCGAAAAGAGAAATAGCGCGTGTCAAGCTGTCAAAGCCGGATTTCGTTTCTTTGAACTGCTTTTGTTTTTCCTCTCGCATTTCCTCGACGATCTCCGCTTCCGTCTTGCGCTGAATAAAGCCTTTTGCCTGTGGTGTCGTTGAAAACGTCTTTCGTCCCGCGTGATACTCAACTTCGCAATACGCTTCTTCATCGGCTACAAGCGCCGCCAGCTTCTTGTAGTTATACAGCAATGTTTCCATTGCCTTGAAGTAATTTACGTACCCCGTGTTCTGTGTGTATGCTTCCGCCGCCCCTGCGCGCGCGGCTTCAAATACGGCTTCCCGCAACTCTTCGGAAAGCTCTGTTTGCTTTTTAGTCATGTGTGCCACCTCCGGTTAGATATTCGATAATTGTTCCCGCCGCCTGTTCCCAGCCGTAGCAAAGTGCGGCTTTGTAGCCCTGCGCCGAAAGAGCGTCCAGCCACTCCGATTGATGATCGCTTGTCCTGCCGCCGCGTTGCCGTTTAAGCTCTATGTAAAGCCCGTGATATTGCCCGCGCGCGACGGGCAAGCATAGATCGGGAACGCCCGCTTTCACGCCCTCCGCCCGAAGCCGTCCCGCTTCCGCCTTGTGTCTGCTCCCGCCGTTCGGGACGTGATAAAGCAAATTCAATTCGGGATATTTCCCGCTTTGCATAGCCGCCCACGAAAACAGCGTCATTTGCTCTTGTGCTTCTGTCGGAACGGGCATTTTATTTTTCTGCATTCTGTGATCCCTCCCGTTCCCAATCAGCGAAGAAGAAAAACGGCTTGTTCTGCGCCATTGCTTCGCCGAATTCATATTTCGCGCCTTTGCTCTCTTTCCAGTCCGGAAGAAAACAGACTTCGGCGCACTCTGCAAGCATAGCGCCGGACATACGCATATAGGCTTCCCACGTGAAGCCCTCCGCCGGAAGAAGCGCCGGATTTACGACGATGAAGCCGCCTTCCTCCAGCTTCTTTTGCGCGTTGTAAAACTTTGTGAAGTAATACGGATCGCCCGTTATCTTCCCTGCAAGGTAAAGCGTCCTTTTCTCCTGCATTGTGTTTCCTCCCTTCATTCGTCGAAAATCGTTATTTGTGCCTTCCGCTGTTCCTGCTCCAAAAGATCGAAAAGCCGCATTTGCGCTTGTTCCTGTTCAAGCCGCGCTTGTGCCGCTCTGCAATAATCTTCGTCGATCTCAAAGCCGACGAAATCAAGCCCGCCTTGACGATAGCAAGCGATCAAGGAACTTCCGCTTCCGGCGTGTGTGTCCAATATCTTCATACCTTTTCGGGCGAAGAGGGAAAGAACCCACGAATACAGCTTCACGGGCTTTTGTGTCGGGTGAATTGTCCCGTCGTTCAGCAATTCAACGCGATTGCAGACAAAAACGCGCGTCGGCGTGTCGAAGCTGGTATATGCTAATTCGCAATCGCTCATTGTCAAGCCGTGTTGCCCCTTGTCCCATACAAGCCAGCCTTTATGCCCTTGTTCAAGATACGGAACGAAGTAATTTCCGCCCCATATCACTTGCGCTTTTGAAACGCGTTCCAATTCGCGGAAGTATTCGGGCGGTGGAATAGTCTTGTCCCAGCTTTTCCGGATATGCTCTTTCCGGTTATGCTTCGGATTGCCGCACACGCGCTTCTTCTGTCCGTCTATGCCGATACCGTAAGGCGGATCAACGATCGCAAGATCGAAGAAGCCGTCCGGAAACTCTTTCATTCCCTGCATACAGTCCATGTTATACAGCTTGTTCAATTCAAGCATACGTTGTTCACCTTCTTTCTTTTTCTCCCCCCTCCGCCCCCCGCTGGGGGGAACGGGCTTAAAGGAATAAATCTATCGGCGATCCGGCGGGCTTCCTCGATCCGTGTTCTGAACCGATCATTCACGATTGATTTTATATCCCCGCCGCCTTCCCGCTTTTATCACTTCCGCGCTTTCATTATCAAGGGCAAGCGGCTTCGCCGTGCTTCGCACCCTTGACAATGCGCGCGTTCGTGATCTCTGAAAAGCGGGCGACGGGGAATAAATAAAATCAATCTTCCGGAAGGAAAAGCGCTGGTCGTAAAACTTTACACATTTACAAGGCTTTTTATTGCGCCCCTTCGGGCGTTCCCGCTATTCGCGTTTCTTCCGGCGTTTCGGTTTCTCCGGTTCGCGTACATATTTATAATATATGTAGCCCCACTTTGTCGCGCGGGCTTCCACCAGCTTGTAACCCTTCGGCGCGATCGGTGCTTTCTTTTCCGTATACGTCCGAAGTGCAAGCGTCGGCGCTTCCTTCTCTGGCTGGCGAAGATTGCGCGTCGCCTTCCAACGGTGTCCGCCCTGTTCCGGTGTCCAATGGTTGAATAGGTAATCCGCAAGCCCCGTGTAATCCTGCCCGTAGTCAACGCCGTTATAATAATTGTGTTCGCGCAAGTGCCGAATGTGGATTACTGATCCGTCGTTCCACTTGCCGCTGATCGTTTCTTCCGGTATGCCGTCCGAAATCATGTGAAAATGAATTCGGTTCGTAGACTTGCCGCGCCCCATGTAAATAATGATCTTCGCGTCGGGGCAAGCCCTTTGAAGCCGCCGGAAGTAATTGTCGCGTATTCTGCGCGCTTCGCTGAATGTATGAACTTCGCTGTCGTCGTCGAACGTCAGCGTACTATATAAGGAAAGCGGCGAAAAGTTTTCATTAACCAGCCGCTGGTGTTTCCGCTTTGATATGCCGATCCGGTGTTGCGCGCGCTCTTCGTCGTCCTTGAAGCGCGGTCGCGGTTCAGCTTTCTTGATGTTCGCTCGATCGGATACGGTGTAAACCTCTTGTTCACATACAACGCCCGAAAAAATACGTCTTTTAACCCTCTGCATAATCCCGCCGCCCTTCCTTGACAAAAGCGCCGTAAAATGCTATAATTTCAATATTGAATAGCTCCTTTTACAGCTATGTAAGAGGAAAAGAGAACGTCCGGAACGTCGCAACCGGACGTTCTCTTTTTTTGTTTTGTCAGCCGTTATTAAATCCTGCGCCCTGCTCGAAATCGGCGCACCGTTCTTCTTCGCAAGGCTTGAAGCGCATTCCGTCCGCGCACCCGACGCAAGGGAACGGGCGCACCCCGTCCGGAAGCGCGCCTTCGCGCAAGTGAACGCATTGTTCCAGCTTCGCGCATTGATCGCACCAGCACTTCCGGCAATCGCCGATCAGCGTTTTTTCAACCGGACGTTTCAAGCCCTCTTCGGCTTCCTGCGCGTCGTGTTCTTCCTGCATTTCCCGCGCCGCCTGTTCGATCGTGTAATCTTCAACGCCTTCTAAAATGCCCCTAAAGAATGGCGCGAACGCGTAGCCGATCCCCAGCCCTGCGCGCAAAAGCAATTCTTCGTCGATCTTAATATCTGCCATTGTTCCCACCGCCCCTCCGAAGCGCTCTGAAAAGCACGTTCAAAACGATGTAGACGATCACAACGGAAGCGGCGACGCAAGCAACGCCGCAAAGCATATAAAAGGCGTTCACCATGAATTGATACATTGTCATTCGTCAGCCCTCCCGAAAACCTCTTCCGCGTCGATGTCCCACGCGGCGGCAATATGCTTCATCATATCGACGGCTTCGGCGCGCTTCTTCTGTTCCTCTGCGTTCTCGCCGTTTAAGTACGATACCAAGATTTCAGATTTGAGATTGCAAAGCGGGCGAACGCCATCGTCGCCGCCGCACGCGTAGTTGCCGTTCAAAGAGCCGTCCGAATAGACGCAGCGGACGTAGGAATTTATCGGGCTGTCCGGTGTAGCCGTCCACCACCAGCGATCCGGAAGCGCCGGAATGTTGCCGCGCAAAAGGCGGTATTCCTCGCAAGTGATAAGCCCGATCCGGACGCGATCGCCGCCGTAATTCTTCAAGCCGTCGTCGGCGGTCAAGTCGATGTTGAAATACTCGAACATTTCTTCCGGCGCGCCCGCCTTAATCAGACGGCGCAAGAATTCGCCGTTCAGATAGGCACGAAGGGAAGAAGCGGCAAAGTCGTTCTTGTTCCCTTCATCGAAGGCGCGTTCCTCGACGCAATCGGAAGCAATGCACTTCACCCAATCCGCGCCCGTCTGAATGACCGTCCAAGCGATCCCGCCCATTGTGAATTCCTGTTTCGGCTCGAAGCCGTGTTTGTTCTCTTTCATATTGAATAGCTCCTTTCCTGCGGCGCTGTCTGCGCCCGCTCGTTGAATAAGTCTGTTGATATACCAAACCGCCTTTTGCAAGTCCTCTTCACCGTTTTTCAGCTTCCAGCGCCACAAATACTTGATCGCGTTCGCTGTGCAAAAGGCTTCGATACCTTGAAGCCCGCTTGTTGCGGCTTCCAGCGCGTCGATACACTCAATCCCGCCCGCGTTGTAATGCGGCGGGTGGTTCACCCGCTCCGCCATGATTAACACTTCTTGCCGCCGTGCCGATACGGGCGGCTTTTGTTGTATTCGTGCTTCTGTGAGATCGCCGCGTCAATGTCGATCCCTGCGTATCCGCAATAATCAAGAACGCGAATAATCACGTCCGCAAGCTCCGTGGGGATACCTTCGGGCTTGCCGCTGTCGCTGAAATAGATTTCCGTTGCGCCGTGTCCGTTGCGGTATTCCTCCAGCGCTTCGGATACCTCCGGATGAATGAGCGCTAAAACCTCCGGAAAGCCGCGTTCTTCGTCCCACCAGCCGTGGGCGCGGGCGTTTTCGTGAATTTCCTTCGCAACCTCGTTAATTCCTGTCATTGTCTTTTATCCTCTCTTTCAATCGGTTTCTTTTGCGAAGGCGCAATCTTCGCAACGTTCGACGGTTTCGTTCAGATTATCAAGCGGGCATTCCCAGCCGCTTTCAACGTCCTGTTCCGTAAGCCCGCAAGTGCATTTCTGCGAATGCACCGTTTCGATTTCCTCGGCGCGGCATTCGCACTTTTCGCCGCTGTCAAGATGTGCGCCGCAATGCGGGCATTCCTTATAAGGTGTTGCCATGTCGTTCTCCTTCCTAATAATCAGCCGCCGGAAGCCGTCAGCGCATAGCGTCAAGCCGTGTTCCTTCACGTACTCCCGCCGCCGTGCGGCTTCTGCCGCTTCCCAGCCGCAAGAAGCGCATTCCGAAGGTTTGCATTTCTGCGTTTTCTCCGGATCAATGCCCAGCAAGCACTTCAAGGGCGGCTTTTCCTGTTTGTTACTCATTGACGCGCACCCGCCTTTCGCAATTCTGTTTCCAGCTTTGCGATCCGGCGGCGAAGCGCCCGATTATCGTTATTCGCTTTGACAAGCTCTTCCGCCATCTGTTCAAGCGTTGGTGTCGCTCTGTAATCTCGCGGATTGACGACTTCGCAAAGATAAGCCGTCTTTTTGCTGTCAATAAATGAACTGTCGGTCTTTTCGATCTGCAAGACAATTTCCGCGCTGTCCCGTATTTCCTCCAGCGTTTTCAACTGAAAGCGTGATTTGCTGTGTGTTTTTATCACGTTTCCGCCACCTCGCCTTCCTCGACAACCTCGCCCGTGTCCGGATCGACGTTCAAGGAACATTGTTCCGGCTCTGTGAATGTGAAGCGGTCGCGGGCTTCGCGTTCCCTGCGTTCCTTTTCAGAAAGGGAAAATTCGCATTCCCGCGTTAAGCCCTGCAAACTCTCCACGAACTGCTGATTGATAACGTCATAAGGCATAATCACCGCTTGAAGAAGGAAGCCCGCCTTCGCGACGATGTAGGGCGTTCCCTCTGTCGTGCGGCGTTCGTAAAGCTCCAGCACGTCCAGCACGTCAGCGACGGGCGAAAGATAGCGGCTTTCGATGAATACCAGCCCGCGCGTTGTGCGAATCGGCTTCAAGGTTCGTCCGGAATAGATGATCGAAATTCCTTCCCGCTCGACGTGCCTTTCCGTTTCGTCGGTATCCTCGAAACTGATACCCGCCGGAACGCCCAGCGTTTTCACGAAGTAATTATCGCGGTCTTTCTCCGGAACGTCGAAGATCGTTAAAAGGCTTTCTTTGTCAAGCTGGGGAAGCCCGACAACCGGATAAACCGCCGATCCGTCGCCGATGTACTGCGTTAATATGTCGCCGTCGTCGCTGTACCGCTCGAAGATCGCAATATTCTTGTTCTTCTTGCAGATAGCGGCGATACTTTTAATCTTCATCTTCGCACCCCCACTTGATAGCCTGTCCGCATTGCCCGCAAAAGGCATTTTCGTTTTCGTCTGCGTTGTGCAGATATTCGCCGCTCCCGCAATTCGGGCAAGCAAGAACGCCTTTGTCCCCGTCCGGATACGGTGAAGCGGGAATGTTGAGCGCGTCCGCGTCGTGCCGTTCCGCATTGTCCGAAAGGTCAGCGCGTGGAACGCGGATCGCCAGCCGGATTTGACAACCGCAAATCGGGCAATCAACCGCCGAAAAGCGAACGGGCGCGGCGGTAAGCATTTCAAGCGCTGAACGCGGTTCTTCCGCCGTGTAGATGTTTTCCCGCTCCGGTGTGAAGCGATAGCCGCAAACGCGGCATTCTGTCTTTTTCTTGTTGAACATAATTGAATAGCTCCTTTCGTGTGATTTAATATTTACCGTAGACGCGGACGGCTGTTTTCCCGCCATGCGTCGCCGCCGATACGATAGCCGAAGGCATAAAGGAAACGCGCAAGAAGTCCCGTGCGGCGCGCTTCGCAAGCCGCCATGTAATCAACTTCGCGTTCGGCTCTTCCGCCGCCGTGTCGTCGATCGGATATTCGCAAATAAGCACGGTGTTTCCGAACGGGCGACGCGCCGGACGTTCCTTCATAAACTCTTTGCTTCCTTCCTTGCACTTGATAATTTCAAGCGCCTTCGGGAACTGCCAGCCGCTTTTGTTTTCCTTCATCGTGTGCCGCTCCTTTCAATCTGTGTACGGGCTTTCAAGCGTCCAGCCGAAGCAATCCGTACTTTTCCATTCCGTTGTGAAGTGATTGCGCCGCCCGTCGCCCGTGAAGAAGCAGTATTCCGCCGGAAGCACCCGCCCGACGTTTTCTTCGCCGTCAAGCTCCGCGCGGTATCGTGTCAGCACGTCCGCCGCAAGAAGGGCGAATTCCTCTTTCACGGGATATTCGGGATCGTAGCCGCTGAACTGATATGGCGCTTCGATAACCTCCAGCACCGTGTCGGGGAAGCGCGGATCGTCAACGCGGTTCAGAACGCACCATGCAACCGCCGCTTGCTCCGTCGTAGAAGGAACGATCCCCGCTTCGCCGTAGATCAGCTTTGCAAGGGCTTCAACCTCCGCCGCGTTCGGCACATATTCCGCCACCGTCCCGCTCGAAGGAAGAAGAACGGCGGTCGGCTGGTGTACCTCTTCAAGCGTTCCGGCGGTCGTGTCCTTCGGCTTGTCCGCCGCGCCGCTCCCGCTCCACGGCATAAGCGCCGCAAGAAGGGCGGCGACGGTCAGCACGGCAACCGTTAAGGCGACGCGACGGCGAAGCATTGCCCGCCGCCGTCGTTGTGCCTGTATCCGCCGGGGCTTGTGTGCGCTGGCTGTCTGCTCGACTATGTAACCGCAAGGCACTTCGCAAAGAAACTTCCCGTCCGCGTCTTGCAGGACGGCAAGCGCCCCGCGCGCCCGATCCGCCGTCATTGTTCCACCTCCGCCGCCGGAAGGGAAAGCCACCATTCCGGATTGTTCCGGAACTGCTCGTTCGGGCAATCGTCGCAACTGTCCGCGCCGCACTCTACGCAAAAGCGTTCTTGAAACGCGCCGTCCCACGGCGCTTCTATGACCGGAAGGGAACGAAGGAAGCTCGCCAGCGTGGGCTTGTCCTTCGTGATAGTGTCAAATACCGAAGCGAACTGCCGAACGTTCAAAACTTCGTCGCTTATAATGCACCCGTTCGCGATCCGCTCTTTGATGAACTCGACGCACGGCATTTCCTCCGAAACGCGAAGATCATTGAACCGCGCTTCCGCTTCCTCGAAGCTGTCGAAGGTAACGGCGTTTGCGACGGACGCTTCGCCGTCGTATTCCCATAAACGGATTTTGTATCGTGTTGTACTCATTCCGAATAGCTCCTTTCCCGCGTTACTCTTCAATGCCGATATAAAGCATGTTTTCATCGGCGCGAAGCTCCGTGATCTTGCAATATGCGTATTTGTTCATTTCGTCGTGTGCGAAGTGCTTATACAAGCCCCTGTAAATGTCCCGCTTCTGATAGCCGCATTCCCGAACGTAGATATACACGTTCGTAAATCCGCTTATTACGTAGCCGATCGTTTGAAGTGCCACGTTGTTTGCGATCCTCTTCATCTTCATATTGAATAGCTCCTTTCGTATTTCAGCAATTCGCGCCGCGTCGGTTTCCTCTGCGTCGGAAATTCTCTTGCACCGTCGCTTGCGCAAGATCGGCGCTGTACTTCGGGCGGGCGTAGCCGTCAAACTCTCCCGTATAGCCGCGCTTCAACTCTTCGTAGATAGCGGCGGCGCTCCTTTTCAGACGGGCGGCAATGTCAACAACGCGTTCACCCTCTGCATACATTCTTTCGATCTCGCGGCGCTGTTCCAGCGTCAAATAACTGTATCCGTTCAATGTTTTAACCTCCTTCCGCCTGCCTTCGGATAAAAAAATAATGCAGGAAAAACCGTAACGGTTTCTTCTGCATTTAATGATACTCTCAACAACCTTGAAAAAACTTCAAAAAAGTTCTTGACAAAGGCAACTTGCTGTGATAAAA